AGGGCGCTGTAAACGCATATCAGGAGATATAACGTCAAAATGAGACTTAATAACCTCTGTATAACGAGTACCACCTCTAGCCTGCTTTTCATAAAATTTCTGAGTCTGAAATACCAAACGCAAATCATTAATAGTAGCCGCTGTAGCATCCGTCAAATCAGCATACAAATTCGACGGATAAAGTTGATCCACACCAGCAACAGCAGTAGTTGCATCATAGGACAACTGACCAGCAGTGTCAGAATAAAGAAAATTAGTAGCAGCATTCAAAGAACCATCAGAAGTACGCTTAAACAACATAGGAGACTGAGCACCAGAAACTAATGCAGTAGAATTAGTCATAACAGTAGCAGAAGTGCCTAAAGGCAACTCAACATCAGGACCCTTCTGAGGCCAAGGCAAACAAGAAGTAAAATAATCATACCGCTTACCACGCTGCAGAAGAACATAATCAGAAGCCGTATCCGGCCCATCATCCGTATCAACAACAACAGCAGTCTGAAGATCCTGAGCTCTAAACCACTCATTCCAAATCAAATTATAAGCTCTAAAATGAAAAGCATTAGGAGGTGTAATACCAACAACCTGCGTAGGAATACCAAAATAATCCGCAAGAGATCCTTCAGCATAACCAGTAACAGGAGTAGGGGTCTGCTGAGGAACAGTATACTCCGTAGTATCATCCGGCCCAGTAGAAACCTGACAAAAATTCTCCCAATTAGTCCAAAGAAGACGATTAGGAACAAAAAAGAAAAAAGACTCTAAATAAAGATTGTCCATAATTGGAAACAAAAGAGTCGCAATACGCGCAAACGCATGCATCTTAAAAGAAAAAGTATCACCTGGCAACATCTCATCCACAAAAATTGGAACAAGATAACCTTCATCGAACGTAGTCTTAACACCAAACGTTCTATTAAAACTAGACCTAGGAATACCAGCTTGCGGAGCACGACTAAAAGTATGCTGCGCTCGACTAGATACTGAAGGAACAGAACCTCTCAACATATAACCTCGAAAGTTAAAAATTTCTCTTGAGTCACGCTTCGCGACCATCACGCTACGTAACCATCACACTAAAAAACAAAACACCCATCCGTGTCCTTCGCTAACGCTCAGAGCACGGCTCAAACTGAGGGGCTACGCACCCCTCAGACTCCGGCGAACTTACGCTTCGCGCACTTCCGGCACAGACAACGGCAACGCCTTAACATACTCAATAGCCTTTCCCAAGGCAACTGGAGTCAACAAAAGATCAAACTTGCACTTATCATCATCCCATGTACCAACATCAAAAAGAGTATAATCTCCTGGATGCTTAGCAAGTTTAGAATCAGAATTGTTTGCTGTATCAGCAAACCAACGAAGGGCTTCGCCCTTATTCCTAAAATAAAGAGGCGGCAACCAGGTAGAAATAGCAGTATCATAAATAGCACAAACAGTTAGCAACATAAAATCATTTCTCCAATTTTCTAGAAAATTTATTCATCCGTGCCTGAAGGCACTTAAGACGTACAGCAAGCCTATCATAAGTAGAATGGGCCGCTTTCTTCTGCGCTCGCTCAACGCGACGCAACTTAGTAGCTTCAAAAGCAGAAGGATCTTCTGCCTCTAAACGCTTATCATAAAAACGAGGAGGCTTACACTCCCTCGCATTAATAATAACTGAATCATGCGGAAATACATCTGACTCACCAAACTTATCTAACCAAATAGAACCAATACCAGGATTCAAAGACATTCCGCAAAACTCGGGCAATTTGCCCTTATAATGGCCTTTGGCCATATCGCCTGTGACCTTCTTGGTCACGTACCGAGCAACATAAGCTGCCGTATCAAAAGTAAAATCCGTCAACATAGAATGGCCATATGGCCACAATTCGGACAAAGACCTAGAAATAAAAGTATAATAAGAACCACAATGAGAAAAAACAGTCTTGTCCTTAAAATCAAAATTAAACAAACAAAGATGGTAGTGAGGACGACTTAAAGCACTACCGTACTCACCACAATAAAAAACACGAATAGGAAAAGAAGAAACACCGTCGCCATCCACATACTCATCAAAACCAGAGAACCGCTTACGCAATCTCTTCATAAAATCCTGAACATGCTTTCGCACGAGACTACCGTCAGGACACAACGTCGCTAAATGCTCCTCATCAAAAGTCAAAGTAACAAAACAATTAGAAGACCAACATTTGGCTTCATGAACTTGCCGAACGGCCCACTGACGAGACCGTTCTAAACGGCAGCCCATACAACGACCACAAGGCAAAGTAATAACATCCTGAAACTTGTCATCCACATCCAGCGACTTAGGAAGGGAACCTACCGAAAAACAAGAAGACAAATAACCAGAATCACGAAAATCAAGTTCCTTCTTCCCATCATCACGAAGTGAAAAAGTCGCTTGCAAAGGAAAAAAGCAAGGCATATAATCGATAACCTCTTAACTGCCCGTTATAGAGAAAACAAAACTCGGAGCTGCAACCAGCAGCTCCGAAACCTCTTTCAACTCAAAGTCGAAAACCACCACGCATAGGCTCAGAATGCGCATTCACTGGATGGATCCACTGCGCAACAGAACTAAACTGCCTTGCACTGTGTCGACGAGACATCTTGTGTCTCTTCTTGTAATGGCCGTACATAATAAAACCGTCCTTCATGATAAAAAAATTGTTGCTCGAACATATCCAACTGTGTAGCACGAACCAAAGGTTTCTGACTACAGGATATTCTAGGGGTTTTCCACCCCTTCAAATGAGAGTTCATTCAAACCCCTCCGACACCAAAAACCTGGTGTCACCTGGCACACTTACGTCAAGTAGTGTGTGTGCCAACACCCTTCGGGAGTATATCGCGAAAGGGGGTTTATTTGTCAACCCCCCACGCTCACCCGCTTTAACCGGCAGCGGGAACAGAGGCATCCGCCTCCTTCACCGGTTTTGCTAAACCTAACTTACGCAATTCCGGCAAATTTGCCGGATCTGCGCAAAAATCCATAAACTCAGCGGGATCATTACTGAACCGCTTTCGCACAACAGCCGGCAAGGCCATGAAACTCGCATTAGCTCGATTAACAGCATCCCTTGCGGCACGAAAGTCAGGAACATCCGTAACATCCAAATACTGACCTCCTGAATTGGTCGGCAACCTAGATAAAATCTCTCGACCCTCAGGAGTCCTCTGAAAACGCTTTATAATAGCTCCCAAATCACACTCAGACTTAAACTCTTGACGAGTCAAAGTCTTATTAGGAAAAAAAATCTGAACACGCTCACGCTTCATTTAACACCTCTAGCCTTCATCATCAAATTCAAAGCAGACGTAACAGGACTCGATAACATCTGCAAATACTTCAAAAACTTACCAGACTTTGACCCATAAATCTCAGCTTCGAGCTTCTTCTCTGGAAGCTCGGCCTTAATAATCTCAGTCAAAGCCTTAGTCTGCGCAACACCAGCAGAAACCTGACGCGCCGCAAGAGCAGAACTAACAGCTCCACTCATCTCATTCATCATCTGAGCAGAAGAACCAGACGGAGTCGAAGCCCCTCCGATAATTCCACCAGCTAAAATAGGATTCAAACCAGCAGCCTCCAAATCCGCTACCGCTCTCTGATATGAAGTATTGCTCATCCGCTCCTGAAAACCCATTTGCTCACGAGCAATCTTCAAATTCATCTTATTAGCAGCACGAGCGCCCTTATAAGTAAGAGCGCCACCAACTAAACCGCTAATAAGTCCCTCTCCGGGTATACCCATAAATCCTCCTTAAAAATGGTCAACAAGACCAGGAATTGCGTATACAGGCATCGGACGAGCACAACGATAATCAAAGAAACAATCAAACAAGAAATCAGGCTGAGAAGTTACAGCCTTAACTCGAGTCATAGGTGCCTCTTCAACAATAAACTCATCATTCAACTCTGGGAGCGACCCGAAATCTTGAGCCAAATGCCAACTATCCAACGTACCTGTCGCATCGGAACGGAAAAGACCCGTAATAAGCGACGGTTTGTATCTATACTCTGCGAACCTTTCTTGATATCCAAAGACCTCTTCATCATAAGCAACACCTGTAGACGGGTTAATAGCAGCCGGACCTTGAGCATAAATTTCCTTATTAAGGACACCTTGCTCACCAATATGAGATAAAGCCGGCCAATAGTAATCTAAACGAGTCTGTCTAGACCACATACGATCTAATCCTTGCTGATAATTCAAATCAGCACGAACAGAAACCATACCAATCAACAAACAGTGCTCAGTAGCACTATAAGTAAAACCATGACCTTGAGGAGCACAAACACCATAAGCAGCAAGCTGACCTAACGCATTAGAACCCGACGTAGGAGACGTCTGAGCGATTGGATTAATAATAACGGGAGTACTACCGCCACCGAGATACTCAGGGCGCTGTAAACGCATATCAGGAGATACAACCCCAAAATGAGACTTAATAACTTCTGTATACCTCGTACCACCACGAGCATCCCTCTCATAAAGTTTCTGAGTCTGAAAAGCTAAACGAAGATCGTTAATTGTAGCAGCAGTAGCATCCGACAAATCAGCAATCAAACCACCATTGGGATCCAAAGACGCATCACCAGCCGTCTGACCAATCAATTGGCTCGTTCCACCAAACTGCGCCTCTTGAGAACCACCAGTCAATACGTTATTCGTACCAGCCTCAAACGCTTGCCAAACTGGAGCATTAGAAATTCGCTCCACAGGAGCACTAGTCCCCAATGGCAACGTAACATCTGGCCCTTTCTGAGGAAAAGGGAGACAACTAGTAAAATAATCATAACGCTTACCGCGACGAAGTAACTCATAATCCGTATAAGTATCAGGACCATTGTCCACATCAACTACAACAGAATCTTGCATATTCTCGTCACGAAACCACTCATTCCAAATCAAATTATAAGCACGAAAATGCAAAGAATTAACAACTAAATCAGCAATACCAACAGGAATACCAAAATAATCAGCTAACGTACCTTCAGCAACACCAGTAGAAGCAGGCATTGCAATAGTAGGAATAGTAAAATCAGTAGAATCACCGGGATCAACTTGATAACCGTTAAACTTCTCCCAATTGTCCCAAACAAGACGATAGGGAACAGCAAAAAAGAAACTCTCCAAATACAAGTTATCCATAATCGGAAAAATAGGCGTAGCCATACGAGCAAACGCATGCATCTTCAAATTAAAAGTATCACCAGGAAGAATCTCATCAACCAAAACAGGAACAAGATAACCTTCATTAAAAGTCGTCTTCACTCCATGAGATCTATTAAACTTAGAACGCGGAATAGACGCTTGAGGGGCTCTACTAAAAGTATGAGCCGCTCCACTCTGAACACTAGGAACCGAACCTCGTAACATATCAACCTCTGTTAAATACACCCTTGTTAAAAAAAATGGCTCTTGAGGGGGGGCCCCATCTCGTTATAGTCCTCGTTACACCCGCTCTTAAGCCATAAACCTTTTCGAACCCCCGACAGGGCCCCCGAAGAAGGCTCTAGCTGGGGGAACTAGTCCCCCCAGCCCCCCCTTGTTTCTTGAATTGAATCAAAACGCCTATACTATGAGGCGTAGCATGTAAAGAATACTTAGCATTAGAATCATCCCAAGTACCAAGCTCAAAAAGACTAAAATCTTCCGCATACTTAGAAAAATTATGCTGAGGATCATTAACATGAGCGGTCAAAGCACGCTCAGCCTCTCCAATAGTCTTCATCATAAAAGGGGGTAAATAAGCACCAACTTTAGAATCAAAAATACCAAATACCTTCAAAATCATTTTGCAACTCCTTTCTGTGCATCTAAAAAATCTTCTATTCTCTGCCAAATACAAAAATACAAATCTCTGTAAAGCTTATTATCAGGATCACTAAAATCCTGTTTCAATTCTTCATCAGTAAATAAAAGAGACCTCTTAATGCAATTAATGCAAACAAGATGATGCTCACCATTACAAATATCATAAGAATCAGTCATTCTCATTCTCCAAACGCTTAACCATCAAAGAAAACTTAGCCTTAGTACAGGCGGCCTTAGTTAACAGTCGATCGAAGGTATTATCATCTGCTTTCTCAAGCATCTGAAGCTTACGCTTTTCCTTGACCTTAGCAAAAAGGTCAGGATCCTTCTCCTCCATCCATTTATCATAAGCACGAGGAGGACGTAACACCATTATCTTGCGACCAATATTAACGACACATTCATCACGGGGATATATGTCTTGCCAATACTTGTCAAACCAATTCTTACCAATCGCAGGCCGCTTAGAATGACCAGCAAATTCGGGCAAACGCCCTTTATAATGAAATTCTTTCCCCTTACCCCCTATCTTCTCCGTAACATAACCAGCAACGTAACCAGCGGCATCAAAACTAAAATCACTAATGACAGCGTGGCCATGAGGCCAAAGGGAAGAAAGAAACTCTGAATTATAATAATTCTTAGAACCTATACGCTTATAAAACTTCCTATCAGGAAAATCATAACCAAAACAAATCGAATGATAATGTGGACGTTGGTATTTACCACCATACTCACCACAATACAAAAACCGAAACTTCTGAGGAGCTAACCTCTCACGAAAATCCTTATTAAATTTCTGCATATGAGCCCGTACAATCGAATAAGACTCAAAAGGCACTACTTCCGCACCTAAGTGCTGATCAAGCCTCTGAAACGGATCTAAATACGAAATTAAAGGACAATGCTCCTTCAAAGCAGGAGTCGAAAAAGTAAAAGTCAAAAAACTAGCAATCTGGTCAGACGTATCAAACTCATGAAGGCAACGAATTGCCCAACTACGACGAGTCTTAAGACGACAATCTAAACATTGACCACAAGGCACAGCACCTTGACTAGGATCAGGCTTACCCTGACGAAACCACTCTTGCGCTTGCTTATCAGGACGAAACTTCCCATTAGGACCATCAAAATACCCTTGCAAAGGGGACGTACATGGCATATCTTAAGAACCTCTCTTAGCAACCTCTATTAGAGAAACTGGGGGATCCCCGACAGGACACCCCCCAGACCCTTTCCAAATTAAACTTCAAATACGAAATCCACCACGCATAGGACTCCGATGAACATTCAACGGATGAACATACTGCGCAGTACTAGAAAAAAGCTTTCGACTACCTTTCTTAGACATCTTATAACGCTTCTTAGAGCGATAACTCATACAACACCTCTTCATACTTTTTACCTAAAACAGATCATAAAAGCTGTCAGTGGGCCAGATGAGGACAAGAAGGCATCTGGCCCCGCTCCTCAAGCTTGCGGTTTTAACACCGCAGAATCAGCTTGAGTTCGCTCAACAACAGGAGGATTCGCCAATCCCATAGAAACTAGCTCTTCCTTATTCGCGGGATTATGGACGAAATCCAAAAACTCCGCAGCATCATTAGAGAACCGAGCACGAACTTTAGCAGGCAAAGCCATAAACACTTCATCCGCTTTCGCTACTTGCTCCAAAGCAGTTCTATAATCAACAACTTCACTAAAATCACCAAAGGAACCTGAAACATATCCTTGATAACGAGTCAAAAAATCAGCACCGGCAGAACGCTTAAAACGCTTCATAATCATATTAACATCACATTCGTTCTTGAAGGACTGCTTAGTCCTTGAACCCTTAGTAAAAAACTTCTGAACTCTCATAATCCTCCTTAAAATCCCTTCATACGACGCAACAACATTAAAGCCCAAGGGCCAGCGTCTTTAATAAAATTACCAAAAATTTCCGCCCAATTGCGGACATTTTCAATCTTCTGCTTAGACGCAGAAGCAGACTTCAACACAGCATCCTCTTGAGCAGCAACCATCAAAGCCTTGTTCAAATCAGTCTGAGACTGAATATTCTTATTTTGAACATGCAAATTCTTAACCTCAGCATGAGCCCTTCGAGCATCTAAAGCAGAAGAAACAGCACCGCTAAGCTCATTCTGCATAGTCGCAGAAGCTCCACCAGGACTAGAAGCACCACCTTGGCTATACGCCAAAATGGGATTTATCCCAGCAGCGCTCATATCTTGCATAGCTCGCTGATACGCTGTATTAGACATACGCTCTTGAAAACCCATTTGCTCACGAGCAATCTTCAAATTCATCTTATTAGCATCACGAGCGCCCTTATAAGTAAGAGCGCCACCAACTAAACCGCTAATAAGTCCCTCTCCGGGTATACCCATAAATCCTCCTTAAAAATGGTCAACA